AAGCGCCAAAACCTTTAAAAAGTGATTTGCGGGAGGCCCGCAAGCGCCAAAACCTTTAAAAAGTGATTTGCGGGAGGCCCGCAAGCAACAAATCCTTTAAAAAGTGATTTGTGGGAGGCCATATAGGCGCGCAAGAAACGATTGGAACTACAATGGAAATACCCTTGTGGATATTCTTACACCAAAAAGATAAACTCAAAAACAAAATGAAAAAACAGGACCACTTTGCACGATTACAACAGGGGCAGCTTAAATGAGCCAAGAGGAGCACTTTAGATGAGTATTTCCAATTCAACCCCTTCTATTTATCTTTCTTTATTTCGCTTCCATACTCCATACCATTTTCATCTTTTAGATATTCATATATTGCTCTTAGATACATGATGATATCATTGTTTGTTAATTTGTTCTTGGATAAAAATATAGAGAACTCTTTAATAACTCCGTCTGGATTAAATGCGCCAATATTCTGAAAAAAGAAAATCTCTTTGTTACGATAAATAAATATTTTTCGGGGGAAATGCGGGCCTTGTATAATCCGCAAAACGAAATGTTCCGAAGAAATAAAACGAAGCGTTCCAGCTTATAAAACGAAATGTTCTTTTTTGGCTTCCTTCCCCAATGTAAAAAACGCCCCAGAGAAAACCGAGGCGTTTCTTGTTTCTTATCATCATCTTTCAAACATTCAAGTCAAATTTCACACTCTCATCACCATCAAGAAGTTGCTTCGTACGGTTTATATTATTCTCGTATATGTGCACATTTCCAAGGTTCAACGTTATATTCTTTAGTGGCAGGTCTATCTGTCGTGCCATGAGATATAGGTGGTATATATCGGCCGGTAGTCCGAGGTTCGCATCACTGCTTCGCTGATAGGCCGACAAAACCAATTCTCCGTCATCAATCTGGAATTGAACCAGACTCAAGCATGGTGCCTGGTTGCTTTCTGCGCCTGTTTCACCGAGGAACAGCACATAATTCTTACTATTACGCTTCTCGCGGTTTATCTTGGCAATCAGTGGCGGGAGCTTCTCAAAGTAGGTCGGATAACTGTTCACCAGCACGCTTCCGCAATAGTCCCACCAGTTGATGCCTACCTCACGGTATTTTTCCACCTGTCGCTCGCCTTGCATGAACAGCTGCAGCTCATTTTTCAATTTCTTTCTTGCTATGCCGTGGCTCTCGAATATATCAAGCAGGTCTGCAGGTGATAACGACAGCTGCTCATTTAGAAGATAGCGAATATTACCTTTCTTATTGGCCTGGGGCTTTCCCTGTTCCAAAATCTTATCCAGCATCTGATAGTATTTGTTCATCGTTCAAATGGCATTAGAATATGGTTTAAACGGCATCCGTATAAAGCATGATATCCGTATAAGAAGCGTTATAGTTCATGTGGGCATTGAACTCCTTACGGTGGCAGTTCTCAAAGGGATTGCCGATGAGCTTGTTTTTACCTATCCATTCACAAAGTTCCACTATGGAAGATTTGTTCGAGGTGAAGTAAATAAACCGATACCCGGAGAGAATAGTCAACACGTCAAGATAATCGGACAGTTTCCAGTACATCTTGTAGGTCTTACTATCTGTACTCAGGTATGGGGGATCGACGAGGAACACCACACCAGGCACGCCCTTATATTTCTCAAACACCTCCCTGTAATCACAAGAGGTAATGACCAACCCGTCGAGGTAGTCGCTGCAAGACGGATAGTCGGTAGCCTTGATGTTGTTGTATAGGGTCTCTTTCTCAAAGTCGGAGAACTCGGTAGCATACTTCATTGAGAACATCAATGATGAGGACAGCGTTATATAATCAACATATCCGTAGGTACGCTCATGCCTGCGTATGCAGGACAGTACGCGTTCCCGTGCCCTTCTCAATATTGGCTTATGACGTGGAACATCCACTATCGCCCTCAGTTCAGCCAACAGCGCATTAGTTTGTGGCAGTGCCTCCAGCCGTTTGCGGTAGCCGTCAAAGTCATTGTACACCACGGTGGAGTTCGGCTTCTGATGCTTGGCGATATGTGACAACAAACCGCTGCCACCGAAAAGATCCACGAAGGTCGTATTGTCAGGGAACTGTTGGAGTACTTTGATGTACTCTTTTGCGAACATCCGCTTTTGTCCCTGGAAGGGAAGCGGTGCTGAAAGATATTGTTTCTTCATCATTTTTTGTTTTTTAGTGGCTTGCAAAGGTCGGTATATCCCACGAGGGAAAAGAATATTCATCTACAATCATACTGCAAATATATTACACTCACAATTCATCCGCTTTATAAGACTATACACTGTACGCTCACTCACGGCGTAGCGAGTTGATAACACCAACACGATATAGGATACCTTCTCACCATGCTGATACAATTTTGTATAATCATTATAGAGGTCTATATACTGCTCGTCTTTCAGGCGTATACCAGCATCGCGGAGCCTTTTTATTAATTCCCTGTTAAATTTCAATATGTCTATTATCTTCATAATCATATTTTTTGTATCTTTGCATTATCTCACTTACATTAAAAAACAACTCAGAGTGCGGACAAGGGCATTTGCCCCCGGTCGCGCACTCTGAGTGTTTTGGTTAATATGTAGGTGAGATGACTATTAACAGGCCGGGGGCTTCTTTTTTTTACCTCCGGAGATTATTAAATTGACTATATACTACATTGTAAGCCAAACAAGTTTTTCTGCATCTTCGAACGTTCTGTCCGAACCTTTGTACGCTTTGAGGAGTTCTGCAGCGTCGAGCGGGTCGATTTTAACTTCAACCTCTTTTTCAGCTAACGATTTGAAATACTCCTCGCCTTTCTTGTTCCATGCTGCAAACCAGGTATTGATTTCTGCGATTTCGCGTTTTTCAGCAGCAGTCATATCACGCACCTCTTCCTTTGCTCGTCGCTCAACTTCCTGCGCTTCTTTTACACGCTGCTGCATCTTCTCAAACTCGGCATCTTGAAGAGTCGCGCGCACCTCCTCGATGTCTTTGTCGTAAGTCTCCGAGACAGGACGCAACGCTTTGAGGTTCTTCCACACAGCGAGCATCGCTTCATCGCTCATGCCGCTTACTTTCAACACTTTTAATGCTCTGTAGGCTTCAACTGCTTTAATCGTTTTTACTTTCATTTTTACTTTAATTCTTACTAAATTACTTTATTATTTACTTTTCTTTTGCTTCTGTTGCGCTGACTGTGCCGAGCTTCGATGCATTTGCCTTGCAATACTTTACAAATTTTGTAACATCTGTAATAGCTGCAATGATTTCGTCTTCGTCAGTTGTAAGATAACTGATGTTGATACCTCCGAAATGCGCGAAAGTTGCGAGCTGTTTGTTTGTATCCTCGTTACTGCTAACGCTGCCATTTTCGATATTTGCATACTTATCGTTTTCAACTGAAACGATAGCCTTAATAGTTGTACTTGCGCCTACTGCTTCAACACTTGCCTTGAAGCCTGCGATTGCTTTTACTTTTACTTCCATAGTTTGTGTATGTTTATTGTTACTAATTTAAGTTGTCTCTAAGTTATCATTTAAGTCAATCATTTTGACAGGGACCTGATCGGTCTTTTTCATAAAAATGTATTCTAATCGATATCTTTGGCCTGTTTGTATACCATTAAAAAAATGAGTATATGTTTCGCCAGGATTGACATGCTCGAAATTATATGCTTGTTCCCCTTTTATCATCGGAGAATCCATTTCTGTAGAAAAGAATCTCAACATAACATAAAAATTGTTTGTCGACCCCCCGGGATAAGATTTATCGATTTTTATTTTTACACAAATTTCTCCTTTAATTGTTTCAAATGCTTGTATAACATAATATTTTTCAATATTATATTGATTAGATGTAACTTTAGTTTCTGAAGCACTAAATCCGTGAATTGTGTAGTAAATAGCTTTCACTGGAGGTCTATTTAATGCAAGTGGTACAGAACTTAAGAATGCATAAGCTTTGTAAACTCCTAAATCCAAATTTGCATCTTCTATATCTACGCTTGCATTTCCTGATTTCAAGGGCTCATTAGAAGTCTTAAAACAAACAATTTGGCCTGATTCATTTTTTAAGACTACCCCGAAATATGTTTCTGCTAATATACCTATATTATATATATTAAGTTCATAATCAATACTAACATCTTTAATCATCATAATAGCAGTAATACTGCCGTTTTTTGTCCCTTCAACCATAATAGAAGGCCTTTTAAAAGGTACAGTTGCAGCATGCTTGTAGCCTATGAAATCAGAAAGCCGGTAGGGGCATGCAAAAGTAGAGCCTACTTTTACACGCGACCAGTTGCCCAAGCCTTTATCGTATAATTCTGTCAAGCTTTGCAAAGTGTTACTATGTGCGATTTTTATACCACACACCCCAACACCCTCAAAGTCTGCACCCTTGAACCACGTTGCATTGTCACGCCAGTGGTTATTTGTAAAATCGAACTCATCTGAGGTAAAAGGCTTATTTAATTCTACAGGCTTGTATTTTGCCCACATATTTATTTTATCACTCCTCCAAAGCGTAGCAAGGTCGTTGCTTGTTTCGCCCAAAACAGTCTTCACATCTGCGATGCTGACAGGGGCCTGTATGATGCCGTTGACAACACTCATGATCGACCTCCTTTCTCTTTATAACATGTAACACCGCCTGTCACAATAAGAGAGCCCTTGACGAGCAGGTCTCCCTCGACGATTAAATCGCCTTCAACCGTTCCGGCCTTGGGGATAAAGTACCTTAATACCTCTTTTTCCTTGACCACAGTCCTGACTTCTGTCCTTACCGTTGTCACGCCGAACTTATCGGCTAACCATTTTATCAGTTTCTTCATAATTAATTATGTTTTAAGGATTCGACTTCCTTTTCAAGTTTCATTACCCGTTTCTTTAATCTTTCTACCTTATCGTCAACTTGCACAGCTGCTCCGAGTGCGAGTGCAATGAGGCGCGTGTCGAGGTAGTTCAGCTTCATGTAGCCGTCAGCATCTGTATAAACCATGCTACAGAGTGCACTTCCTTTCACGCTCTGCGCAATAAATCCTATGCCATGCTCACCGCTGTCTTTATAATCGAACTGCCAAGTACCGCCCAGGCTACGAATTACTTTCACGCTGTCCACTGCCTTGATATTTTCTTTCAGTCTACGGTCCGACGTGGTATAGGCTGTCACCCCGCCCATGGCCAACACGTTGCCATGAAACTGTGCAGTTCTGTCACGACTGATAATGAGCGCAGTTTGCCAGCCGTTTTGGTAGATGTTGAACTGCAACTCACTGCCCTCGAAGAGCGTATAGAGCGGACGATCATTGCAACCGAAATAAACCGCGTTGGACTCTGAAATAAACAGTGCACGCTGATTACCACCCTCCTTATCTCGCAAGCGCACTCCTTTGTTGTTAGCGAGGTTCAGATAACTATCCACGAGCAACTCATCAGTAATTCGCGCGTTGCCGTTTACGTCAAGCTTGTAAATAGGAGTATTTGTACCAATGCCGATATTGTTTCCAGTGAAATGCAGCAGATTATTGATGTTCGTCACGCTGCTTAGCGCCCCCGTGACGTTGCCTGTGCCGTCAAAATTCTGCCCCCAGATTGTACGGGGGTTATCTAATCTTGTTGCACTGTTTACATTGCATTTAAGTTGTGTCCCAACATCTGAAGGCAATTTTTTGTAATAGGTATTGTCACCATTTAGAGTGATGTATCCATGTTCACCATACAATATCGTTGAAAAATCCGTTGTGTCATAATCTGAAAAGACAGTCCAGATGGAAAACGTTGCCGTATCAGCATTATAATAAAAACGCAATTGATTTGGAGAATATTCGAAACTTCCCATTGCACGGATATCAACCTCATAATCTGTCCGTTGAGCCCTGACACGGAAGAGAATAGTGATAATGCCGACTCCTTTATGTCTTGATGCTATTGCTAAAATAAGCTTGTTAACAGACCATACCGGTAAACCAGCCGCTTTTGTAACGCATCGATAACCACTTCCACTTCCTCCCTCTGTACTGACACCTAAACTTAGCTGATATACATTTCCGTCTGAGGTCAGTATTTTAGAGAAATGCTTACCTCCTACAAATTCAGAATTCAGATTGTGAACCATACTCGTGTCCTGCATCGTTCCACCAGCGAGAGACAGATATTTCCCCGTCACAACATCATCAGTGAGCTGAGAGAGTTTCGTCAGGTTCTTTTCATCCCAAATTTTTATCCATTTCGCGTCTTTGATTTGCTTGCCCTGTGCCTCGTTCTTACGATAGTACACGTCACTATTTACAAAAGTAGGGAGCGCAAGCTGACTGATCCAGTTCACGCTGTCATTTTTCGACCAGTCCATCGAAATCACATGTCGCCACGTCTCATCAATTCCGGACTTCGTTGTCATCACGGCATAATAGCCAGCCTCGTCAGGTGCGAAATTGACTTCTCTGTGCGTCTTGAATGTATCGACGATACCATAGCCGTCTATAGTTGTAGGTTTGTTTGTCAATGCAGAAAAAGCATGCGTGTGTGATATGCTTGCAGCATTGGTGATGCCATACCCCTGCAGGGTGTTCGGCTTGCCTGTGATTTCGCTCCAGGCATAAGTCGGTTTTGTCGCTGCCTTGGCCCAGGCTGGCACATCGCTTGCAGGCATGGACGTGGGTTTGTTTTTTATAATCGA